ATCGTTGGCTTCTTCTACTTTGGCCGAATCTACTCGACTGACGGCTACACCAAGGCGAATTGCTCGCTCTTCAAAAGCCTCAAACTCTTCCCTTGATAGGCCGAGCATCTTGACCATGTTCGTGCCCTGACGACCAAAGATGTCATATGCAAGGCCCACACGCTCGGTCGCATTTTCGACAAGCTTCATCCGGTCGGCAACCAACTTGAATTGCTCCTCCATCGGCAGCTCGATCAATTCCTTGGCGTCGAGATTCAAGGCTTTGAAGGCGTCTTTAGCAGTACCTATTCCCTGGGCAGCATCGGACACGTTGACCGCCATCTTTTCAAAAGACTTTTTAACCTGAGTAGCGGTTGCACCCGTTCGCTCGCCGGCTAATTCAAAGCCAGCCAAGGCGGAGACACTCATATCGAAAGTATCGGCAAGCTTCGCCTGCGCATCGATGAGCTGAAATGACTCTTTCGTCAGGACTCCGATCGCAGCGGGACCGGCTAACGCGAGCAAAGATGCCGTGAGCGTATTGATAGGGGAAACCAGGCGATTGACAGAACGGCGAATCTTTCGAAAGTCCTTTTGTGCCTGGCGCTGAAACTTCTGCATCGACGTGCCTGCAGACTTTAGACCAGAGCTCCAGCGCGCGGTATCAATACCCAGCTCGCCAAGTAGCGAACCTACCTTAACGGCCATGGGCTTTTCCTCTCCAGTTTTTCGCGGACGACTCCGCGCGAGCTTCACGCTCCGCCTGATCGCGGAGCTCTTCTTCGATTCGCCAGAAGGCGAGGATCTGATGCAGATCCTTCATGCTAAAACGCCGGCCGACTTCTGCTGGCGGGATGCTGTATTCCAGCGAGAGACGTATTTTTAACGCCTCAAGCGGCCGGCTTTTTAGTTTTTTACTTCTTCCTCAAGATCGGTCCCACTGTGTTTCTGGGCGACCTCAAATAGCGACATGATTGCCCTGGCAGGTAGCCTGGCAAGGACTTCGATCGCCGTATCAAACGACTCTGGTTTCGATGCGCTCACATCCGGAAAGAACGGTGATCCATCCTGATTACATAAAGCCAACGCGATAATGTGCAGTACTGCAGCATCCTCATCCGCGACTTCCAGTTTATTGAGCTCCAGCTGATCACCAAAACTCAACACGCGGAAAAAGACTCGTTTGCCGAGCAATTCCGATTCGATGACCTCGGGGGTCTGCGCCTGCAGGTCTTCTAGTGTTAGGTCCGCCATTACGCAGTTACCCGCGACAATGTGCCAGCTGCGGAGAAGTTTGCACTGGTCGTGTGCAAGTCGCCGACGGCACCGCCCACAGGCTGGTAACTGAGCAACGAACCATTGCCGCGGTACTCAGGATTAGTTGCACCCATGCTGTTCGTCTTATCCGGCCGTAACACAATCGCAACAGCATCGGCACCGACCAGGCTGAACAATGTCGCATCCACTTCACCTGCAGCGTAGTCCTGGGCGAATTCGACATCGATGCTCCAATCCTTAAGACCAGCTTTATGCACATGCGTGTCGTCACCCATGTTCGTGTCATCAAGATCGTCCGCTGAGTAGTTCAACGTGACACTACGTACACGGTCTGAGAGATCAACACTGTTGATCACCAGATGCGCGTCGTTAAACTTATGTGAAGGCATTAGACTTCTCCTTTATTGAATACCAACTACCACCATGAATTTGAAATCGGGACTAGTGCCGCCGATCGTGTAACCAACGCGCCAGTAGTCGTCGGTAATATCTGAGTCCAGCTCGAGCAGCTGGGCGCCAATGTCAGTTCGCTGCGCAAAAGTAATGCGGGTCGTAGCACTACTAAACGATCCGTTGTCATCGCTCTCTACAATGACGTCAAGCGTCGGACTGGTACCGGATACTCCCGTTACAAACAACGCTGCGTAGAGTTTCTGTCCGGCCGAGTTCTTATCGACTGCCCCCATTTGGATACCTGCAGTATCATCGGTGGTCGTTTCGCTTTCCGAATTGATATGAATCGTGCCGCGAACAAGTTCACCTTGTGCCATACCGCCGGCAGAGAATTTATGGAGCTCACCCACAGCACCGCCAGGCTGATACTCACCTTCAACGGTTGGCAGAAAAAATGCAATCTGGCCTGCTTCACCGGCCTGGGCCGAGATCGCGACGGGCACACCATCGAGTCCCATGCTGTCGAACAACTGTTTATCAATGGAGTCGTCACCCGCTGCAGCACTGAAGAAACCCTCGATGGCAAATCCTGTCGATTTCAACCCTGCCTGGTGCACGCGGGTATCATCGGCGAGCGTGGTCCCATCGAGATCATCAGCACCGTGGTCGATGCTGGCGACGTTTAACTGATTCGTGAACTCATAAGCACCCAACCAGATCGGTCGGCCGCTAATTACCTGACTACCCATTTACACTACTCCTCGAAGCAAACTTCGAAATCTAGATCACGTTTGTGTGTTTTGGTGGCTGCCTCAAACCCGGTGTTCTCATCCTGGAAGAAGATCGCCTGGACCGTGACGCCACCGGCAACGCCAGAAAACCGCCTTAGCGCTGCTTTAACTTGCTGCGCAACTGATTTGCAACGAGCTCCCTGTTCGTCATAGACAGACACCTGGACGCGGACTACCGTAGGCGTGATATCCGTCCCCATTGCGCTCGTCGGCTCTGTTGTGATCGTGTTGAAGACGACAAGCGGATAAGCAGCTCCTTGTTCTGCGACAGTCGGATAAATCCGATCGCTGACCAGATCCGTCAAGTCGGAAAAGCCGGACAACCGCGCATATACAGCAGTCTCGACATCAGCCATTTTCTTTACGAATCCCCTTCCAGAGCTTTGCCGCCATTTCGTCGAAGATCTCCTGAGCGTTGGACTCCATTACTCGTCGCCAAACTGGATTCGGTGCGACGTACTTAGAGCCGAATTCGATGATGTGCGCATAAGCCCGCGCCTGACCTGTCACTCCAACCACGTGACGAATATCTCGGCCTCGCTCCTTCCTAACCGCCAAAGAGTCCTTTAAATGATCATCGCTGTCGCCAGTTGGCAACTCGGCCGCAAGCATCTTCTTAAGCATCGTGGCCGCCGACCGGTTCGCGCTAACAGCAATCTTTCGCTCCACCTTCTCGTCAAGCTTTTTCAGCTCACGCTGCAGCTCACGGCCACCTTTAAAAGTCAGCTTGCTATCCACGCTCAACCGCCATGACGACTGTGTGCCTATCTCGCTCGTCTACATTGAGCGCAGACTGAATATCGAAGGTTCGTCCATCCCAGCTGATTCGCATCGCTGGCAAGACACCATCGATGTATCGAAAAATGAATTTATGAGTTGTCTCGCTTTTCACTTGTTCGTTACCGAGATACTCACGCCCCGTCATTGATTCGATTTTTGCCCACGCAGTCGCGAACGTTGTCCATGCATCCGTCGAATATCCACTTGCATCTCGAGACGGCGTGTTCTGCTCAATCGTGATCAAGTGCCGATATCTACCTGCAGGCATTAGTAGTCCCTGGGCACGATGTAGTGACCAAGCAACGCCCGAACTGCTGAGGGCATCTCGATGGATTTCTCATCGTCACCGGTGTTTCGATCCAAGTGGCCCAGAAGAATCAAGGCGGCCTGCTTGAGATCAGCTGGCGCGCCAGGACTCTCCGCATAACCGATCTTGTAAGTGACCGTGACAGACTGCGGCTTCGCTGTCGTCGTTGGCCACACAGTCGCGTAGGCTGGTGAGATCTCCGTCTTGAGCTCTCTGCCGTCTACCACATACGCACTCGACGCCAGGGTTTGCTCAGCGTCGTTGCCATCCAGGTATACAATCGAGTTCACTTCCTGGACAGGCACCTTCGATAGAACAATCACATCCGGAAAACCATCGAACACTTCTTCAAAGGCCTCAACCTCTGTGATGGTTCTCCGCGTGTAATTCTCAATCCATTTGGTCACCGACAAGATCAGCGCGTTGAGTCGCGTATCGTGATCCGTGTTAGTGATCCGGAGATGCTGCTTTGCTTCTGCTAGTGTGATCATCTTGAAACAGTGGCGGGTACTACCCCGCCACCTTTATCTCCCGTTACTAGGCAACAATCTCTGCCACAGAATCGGCATCAGTTGGCGGCGCATAACGCGGGTTGAGGCCATGAATCAGACCACCTACATCCGAGGTCGCAGTACCAACAGTGATAGAGAGGCGAACATGTGTGAAGTTATTCTCCACATCCAGTTCGTCCGCACGACACTCAATGATCGCCTGCTTGTCACTCTCATCAGTGCCAGCTTGCGTCAGCTGAGTAATGGCCTTACCAGTGATGTCTTTGGCACCGGCACCAGCAGCACTGGTAGCTTGTTCAAGCTTGGCGTCGACAGTCGCGTTGGTACCGAGGGTGCCGACCAGCACAGTCGCCATAACCAGTTCAAAAGAAGCCATCGAGACCCAGCCAGTTTCAACGGTGCTTGCCGCGGTCACATCAGGATCAATGACACCCATTAGTGCAACCTGGTCGGTTGCTCGCAAATTATTGTTCAAAACACTTTCTCCTGTTAATTAGAAGCAATCTTTATTCGACCGAGGCGAGTTCGCCTCGGTGAATAAAGACTGCGAGGCTTACGTTCGAGCGGCTAGCTGAACGAAGTGAGATTTCTTTGCAGTACCGTTGTTCGGTGACACAGCGCTCTGCAAATGAGGCTGACCGCCTAGTCGGAATGTCCAGCGGAAGGCACGCAAGTTGTAATCGAAGAACAAGTGAATGGACTCCGCGAACTGCACACCAGACTGTTTCCGCGCCAGGTAGTAACCCATCGGATCCACCAGCTGGATATCACCAAGATCACCAACAGTTTCTGCATGCTCCGTGAAGATGATTGGACGGCCCAGCAACAGCCCGTTGGGGGCCTGGGTCATACCCTGATTAGGTGGTGTCCAGATCGGTTGATCACCGAGCGTCATGGTAATCAACTGTGGCAATACATCGCTGTTTGCCAACCACACAGCACGAGGCAATGAAGACGGCAGCATTCGCGAGTACATCTTTGCGACATTAGCGGCAACGACTGTGTCTGCAGACTGAGAGCCTTCTTTCGCCACATTGACGATCGGTCCGTCGGCATGACGATAGCCAAGAGGCTGACCCACACCAGTACCGTTCATAATCGCCTCGCTCGACTTCCAACGGATTGCTTCAGCGGCCTTGCGAGTCAGTCGCGTGTTCAATCTCGGCGCGTCTTCGAGCAGCTCCTCGGTCGCCAGGATGAATGCGTACAGCTCGTGCAGCTTCACATCTCGACCCTCGGTTGCGAACTTATCACCAGTCATTTGGCTGGCTTCATTCCGCCAACGTGCCTGCACACCATTACCAGACCAGGGCGTATCGGTATCAGCTGGCATTTGTACCTGATTGCCGGCTGTCGGTTCAGAATCCACCATGGACAACAGATCCAGGCCATCACCATAGACCAGCTCCCAGATCGTCTGACGCATTGCAACTGGCACCTCAAAGCCTTCTTGCGAGGTTCCACCGGACTCTTGCATAAAGTTTGAAGGTGCCGCCAACAAACGCTCATCAGTCGCAGTACCTGGCGAGTAGCTTGAACGAACAGCCAAGGCAAAATCAGCCATGTTTTGGAAGCCCGCCATGGGGTCTTCATTATCCTCGACCACTGCAGCCCGAGAATCCTGACCAGCGCCTGGTGTAGCAGGGTCAGTTTGACGGCCAGCTGGTTGATCGATGTCACCGTATAGCGCATGGGCTTTTTCTTTGCGCTCGATCTGGGCTTTGATACCGTCTGCCTTTTCGGTCAATGCATCAAACTTCGCCTGTTGTTCTTCGTCGAAGACACCAGAATCTGAAGCTTCGGCCTCCTCGAGCATCGTCTTACACTGTGCAGCGAGCTCTTTTAGGAGCGCGCGCAATTGTTCAATTGTCATAATTGAATTCCTTCAAAAGTAGTTAGTAAGTTTTGCTAATGCCGAGCTCGGCCGGCGCAGTCTTCTCTGAGACTATTCAGCTGTCTCTGCAGCGAATTTAGATGTTGAGCGCTTTGGCTCGATTTGCATTCATAACCTGGCGTGCGGCACGCGTCCTGCGGATTTGCGGTCCTGCCGCGGCGGCAAATGTTTCGTCTATGTCTTGGATGCCATCAATGAGACCAGTCTCCAGTGCTTGTTCGGGAAAGTAGATTCGGCCATCCGCGAGCGGCACTAAATCATTCCGCGTCATGCCGCGGCCTTCAACGACCACGTTTAAGAAGTCGTCCATGTACCGGTCAACAATGGACTGTACGTGAGCGACCTGGCTTTCAGAAATTGGCACACCTGGTTCGCCAGTAGATTTGTGTTCGCCGGTGTCTACTGGAATGACGCGGATCCCTTCCTGCTCATAGTGCGCAGCGCTATCAAACAAGGTTGTCTTAACGCCGATTGAGCCGACACAATCCAGGCGCCTCACATAGATCGATTGAGTTTTGGCCGCGATGTAATAACCGGCGCTGTAAATGGATCCGTTGCCCTGGGTAATGATAGGGGTCTGTAGGCTATCAATCACATCACCTAACTCAATCATGCCCATCACACTACCGCCCGGGGTATCAATCACCAGGACGATTTGATCCACTTCCTCGTCACGATCAGCGGCTTTGAAAGCCTCAATCAAAACGTTTGCGCTGGTTAAGTAACGACTCATCCAGGCTGGCGCACTTCGTACCAGCACACTATTCCAGTGAATAACCGCGACGTTGCCATGACGCCGCATTGGCAAACCTTCACGCTCCGCGTCATCAACGGGACCAACCGCCAGGATATCCCGCATCTTTGCGAACCAATCCGCGATCGCAAAGCTATCGCTAATTGCCCAATACTGCTCCAACAGATCGTCAAACATCTTCGTTTTCCTCTTGCGTCGCTGTGCGAGCCAATATGAATTGATAAAGCGCTTCTGCCCGATTTAATCGCCAGGCCTGCACTAGATCCACCTGGTCACTGGATTCACGAAGCGCCAATTGCGCGTTCTTCACCCATGCGGTGGCAATGTCGACCGCAATCGAATTTGGCTCACTCGCGTCTGGATCCATGAGCGCTATGATCGGTACCAGCGCCTCGGCCAACTGGGGTGCGAAGTTGTGATAGGCCTGAGCGATTGCGGCCGGCTCTTTTTCGGACTTCTCTATCGCTTTGCTGGTTCGGTTACACTCGAGTGATGCCATGCGCTGCGCCGCTTCCCGCACTACCTGGCGTTGCTCGCGCGTGACCTTGCTCGCCTGGCCATTTGCTGCCTGGTCAATGCTCACCATGTTCATGGGTACCAGTCGCAGTTTTCCGGCGCCGTTAGGCAGTTCGTTAAGATCCTCAAGGCCGCGCACCTCATCAATGTCATACACGCCGTGATCCAACATGAGTTTGTAGAACTCACCCCGGGCCTTAGAGTCACCACGTAGCAAAGCAGCCAAATTGATCTTCGAATAGTTTTTGTAGTCACCCCGCGGGAAGCACTTCATGTTGAGCTCTTGCTCCAGGCGAACAGCCCACGGCATGATCGTATCGACAACATGTTCAATGTTCTGAGATTCGATATTCGTGTGCGTCGCACGATCCAGATCCGCTAGCTTATGCGGCTGCATCCGAAACCAACGACAGATCTCGCGCACCTGGAATTCTCGCGTTTCAAGAAACTGCGCTTCCTCTGGCTTAATGGTAATCGGGTTAAACTTCATGCCAGCGTCGAGATACTCCACGCGATTCGCATTCCTGGCGCCACGGTTACGTTTGTTAAACGACTTGAGCATGTTCTTAACTGCCTCTTCGCTCAGGCTTTCCCCAACGCCCTTTTCCTGCTCAATCACACCGCTGGGCAATGCTCCGTTGCCAAAGAGTGACGAACCAAACTGCTCGGTTGCCAAACCCGCGCTGATCGCTTCTCGTGCCATATGAACAACTGAGTAACCAACAGTCCCATCAAATCCCAGGCCTTTGACGTGGAACATCTCAGCAGCTCGCACTGCAACGTTACCGCCGCCGCCCGCTGAACAAACATCGTAGTAAAGCGTGCCATTCTGAGTTCGATCCGGATTCACTCGCTCAGGCGTGATCGGCCACAGCGCGTATACCTCGCCGCCCTTAGTGCGTTCAATTTCCGCATAGCCATTGCCCCAGGACACAGCATGTCCCAGGACTGTTTCCCGAAACGTCATAGGCGTCATCTCGTCATTCGGCCGACGATGCAAAACCATGTCCACTGGGTGTGCAGGATTCAGCACCTTGCTCGATCCTTGTTGCTCGAGTACTCGCCAGGGCAACATAGCAATCGTTTCAGAAATGATTCGCACACACGCCCACACTGCCGAATATGTCAGCGCCGTTTGCTCAGTGATCGACACACCCGCGACTGGTGGGCGAAACGTAAAGAGCCCTTGATTCATCAACCCGCGCGATGGCTCTTCTGGCTCAATACGTCGCTTGGCTGTCAATCCGTCAAACAGCATAAGCTTTACCCTTGACCCTTCTCTGAATACAACGTCAGCGCTAACAGCAACGAGCCAGTTGCGACCAATGCGATCGGCCACCCCAGGGTTTGCCACACACCAACACCGATCATGCTAAGCGAGACCAGGACTAGCGCATCAATTTTCGTAAAGTTCACAAGCTCATCCTTTCGTATATGCTCGTCGCCAACTTGGGTTTAGCACTGGCTTCCGCATCTGCTGCGCCAATGGCCTGAACCATTGAGACTGCTCCGTCAATCCGCGCGGTCGCTTTACGTTTATCAAAGTGCCTGTCAGTTGGATTGATCGCACTCGACTTGGTTACCGCGCTCGCCACATTCCACGTTAAACACGGGTTCTCGTTGACCCTAAGACGCCCCTCATCGATCGCCGCTTCTGTTTGCTCGATCGACTCTGGCATCCACAATCCCGAATCCTGGGCTTTAAAAAATCCCTGGCCATGCGGCACGAACGGCAGTTGCTCCGTCAACTTCTCAACTAACAATTCAATCTTTGCCCGGTCATAAGCCACGGCCTGCAATCCGGCGAACCGTAAGCAGCTCTCTTGAATGAACTTCGCCGCATGCTCATAGTTGATGACCCGGCCTGGAGGCGCGTGCAGATATCCATCATTGGCCCACTGCCTGTACTGGATCCCGTCCTGCTCCTCTAGCTCGACAATCTTGTCGCCTGGCATCCAAAACCAGGTAAACAGATCCCAATACTTTGGCTTGATCTCAAACGCCAATGAGAACGCCGTCAGGTCATTTGACACCGACATATCCAGTCCGCCCCAACACCGCGCCGTCTCGTAGATCGGATCGTTGATGTCTAGCTTGTGCTGTACGGATCTCCAAACACCACTGGTTAACCAGGCGTCTGCGGCATCAGTCCATTCACAGAAGTTTAGGCGTCGACAGAGCGATTCCTTTGATGGAATACCCTTGGCTTTCGTCACCTGGTTACGAATGTAATCGTAACCAGGAATCTCCGGCAGCCCCGGGTTCGCCTTTACCCAGCAGCTTTCATCCTTGAACGGCTCATCTCCCTTATCCAGCGCACACACGTAGGCAAAAAAAGCGTCGTCCTGCAGCGTTTCTGCGGAGACCTTTATCGCGTACTCGTGATAATCCCAACACACCGTTGATCTATCTGAACCGGAGTTCGTGATCATCAGCATCAGCGATTGATCACGATGCTTGGTACCCGCGTCGAGAAACTCGATCGTAGAGTTAGTCGCATGCTCATGCACCTCATCCAACAATCCGCAATGCGGTAGCGGTCCCGATTTACCTTTACCCTGGCGCTGACTGGATATCGGTTTAAAAAATGAACTCCTCTTTCGATAGGCAATGTTGCCCTTATCTTCGCCGCCAGATAAATCAAGCCGCGAACTTAGATCTGGCGATTGCTCAACCATCGCCACAGCGTTGCGGAACATAATCTTCGCTTGATCATGGTTGTAAGCTGCGGCGTAAACTTCTGCTCGTGCCTCGCCATCCGCACAAAGCATGTTCAACCCAATGCCGCCGCACATTGGCGTCTTACCACAGCCCTTACCGGCTTCGATAAACGCGGTACGGAATCGACGCAAGCCATCACTCGCCTTCTTCCAACCAAACAACGAGCCAATAACAAAGCATTGCCAGGGCGCTAGTATGAATGGCTTCCCTTCATAACGGCCTGCACTAAGCCTGAGTACTCGCTCGAAAAATTGAAACTTCTTGCGCGCTGTCTCCAGGTCAAAGTAAAGACCGCGCTCCTCTGCAGTCTCGAGATCATTCTTGTGTCGCTGGCACGCATTCCGTACATGTGGGCCTGCAACGATCTCGCCTTCCAGGACGGCGTCTGCATATGCAGTCACCGGATCCTCGTGATCCGTCCACTTCTTAGTCAAAGAGTTCGTCGTTCGGTTTGCCCGTTGATGGATTTGAGGTTGCAGCCTTCAGGTGATTCAAGCCCAGCTCGCTCGTCAACGCTCGTAACTGGCCAATGCGCGCGGCGACAAACTTCGCCGGCGATCGCTCAAACTCCGCACGCAGCTCAACCCACATGTGCGCGGTCGGCACATCGAATTGAGTTAACCATGGCGTCCATCGGATGTACTGATCCCACAATTCCTGCTTCCGCTTCGAAAGTTTCTTCGGCGGATCCAAGCCTTCCGTATTTGTTGGCGGCTCAGGATTTTCGTCCGGATCCCCGTGGCGATCTTTGCGCCGCGTACCATCCACAACATGAAGATGGTCCGGCTTCTGTTTCGGACCGCGCTTAGCCATAAATTAAATTTCGCCCAAAAATAAATGTGACCGCGAGAAAAGAAAGGGCTGGCTCCGGTGTCCAAGCTCCAACCCGTGGAAAATCGACCCCCCCCAGGGGCGGCCAGGCCCCGAATAGACCCTCTGGAAGCCAGGCAGAATGCGGGCTCCAGAGGGTCGCTTTTTGACCACCGCGCAGCCAGCGACAGCCGCGCGGCAGGGCTTGCAGGCCGCATCAGCTAGATTGTTGGTCACACGCGTTCGCGGGATGCTTCGGATCGAGTGGCCAACCGTCATCGCCAACTTCATTTGAATAGTTCTTAACCGATCGACCAGCACCATGTGCAGCTTCGCTAAGAGTTTTCTTTTCATCACAGTCCTGGCAAATCGTTTGTAGGTTTTCATTTGAATCATCACCACCTTGAGCCACTGGTTTCTTGTGATCACATACACCATGGTTCTTACCGTGAAGCTCGACGGGCGTGATTCGTCCTTCAAGCAAACACAACTGACACAAGAACTTGTCTCGTATGAATATCTCTTCACGCTTACGTCGCCAGGGTCGACCACCTCGACCGCGGCCGGATCCTGTCCACTTGCTCACGTCAGGCTCTTATCGCCCTGCCATCAGCGTCTTTTGAGCACTGCTCCTGGTTGTACCAACCCAATACGCGATGGAGTCGCCCCACTTCGCAACCACTGCACCAAACATGATGTAGCACAGATCTTTGTTCTCCTCGGGGATAGGCAGCGTCAGCAATGCCCAGAGGCTACCTGCAACAATGATCGTTAAGACAATCACGATCACCGCTGGCATTAAGGAATGTTTGTTCTGCTCACGTGCGTTGCGCCGCTCCTGTGCTTCAGCCTTGTACTGCTCCACAGCCAAGCGCTCAAACTCTGCCTGGTTAGTGAGCTCCAACTCTTTCAGCTTCAGCGCCGCTTCCGGATCATTCAGCGCAACAGCAACCGATCCAGGGTTGTTCTCAGCACCAAGGGCAGAGGCAATCATCGCTCCGATGGTCCCTCCCGCCGGTCCACCCAAAAGTGAACCAGCTAATGGAGCGATCTTACCGACCTTCTCCGCTATGCCTTTCCAGCTCAACTGATCACCAATCGATGTTTATTAGCTCCGGACAGCACACGCATCAGCTCACTGTGAGCGACCCTACTGGCCGCCACCCCTAATCCTTTATCGCCTTTGAAGTCATGCAAGCGCATCCCTACACCAGCACAACCGACAACACTCGTGACGTAGTTACCCACATGGAACATGCAACTAAAGCGATGCCAATCTTCACTGGTGTCTTCCTTCTCCAGATAGACACCTAGATCCTCATTGACGAAGTGCCACCGCTCACCACCTCGGCCTGGACTGTCTCTCAGCACCAATTCGTACTCACCCAGCGGTACCGAACTCTCGTATGGAATACCTGGATCAATCACACCAGGCGCACGAGGGTTAGCCAGAAACGGCCTTTCCACCGTGTAGAGCACGACACCAGTATCACCCAGCACCAATTCACCCATACGGCGTTCTTCAACGTCGTATGCGTCCTGGAACTGCTCAGCGATGGTGTCCGGCGTAAACGTCTTAAGCTTTGCTTCCATGTCAACAACTCCAACCTCGCACAGCGCTACGAAGGCCATTAGGCCAGTCACAAAGTTCTTCATTGAATTGCCCCTCCGCGGGACTGGTTCGCCAACAACGTAGCCACGTGTTCCGCTGTTAGGTTTTCTTGGGTGGATTTTTACCGGAAATGGTCTCTATAGCTTTATCGATGAGTGGCTCGACATTGGCGTCATTGATCACGCCATATGAAAATGCTGAAACCAACACAATCGCAGCAGTGACAATTAAAAGGTTTTTGGTAGTAAAAAACCCTGCGATAGA